ACCCAGGGTAGTCAAATTGTCCACCGATCCTATCAAGACACTATCAATGATCCTATTAATGAACCTATCAATAATACGGACGGTACGAAAAAGCCAAAAAAAGTATCTGCGCTTAATCCCGAAACGGTAGATTTGCCGGAGTATGTTGATCGTAAAACTTGGATTGCTTATTGCCGAATGCGAAAAGCGAAACGTGCGGAGATTAAAACCGAAGAAACTCTTGAGAAGTGTTTGAGTGATTTAGAAAAATTCAGTGGTGGTGATCCGCAAAAAGCGATTGCAGTACTGGAACGTTCGATTGGTAATACTTGGACTGGGTTATTTGAAATTAAAAATTATTCTCCAGTAAACCCCAATAAACCCAATGCCCACACAGGCTTTCAAGAGCGTAAATACACTGAAACAATCCCTGATTTTTATGCCGATGCGGTAGAGGCGATGGAACAACAAAATGGCTAAATTAACCGAATTACAAGCTGAGTTAGCAAAATTGGAACAGACGTTGTTGAGTGTTAAGAAAATTCAGCAAGATCCAACGGCTAAGCGTAGTATTTGTGAGGCAAATTCTAACCATGGCGAATACGCTTATCACGAAAGCACGAACCAGTTAATGAATCGAACATATACGTTTAAGACGGCTTGTCCACATTGTACCGCAGAGAAAATTGCGACGTTGAAAAAAGAGATTCAAGCAGAAAATCAAAGCGAAATTTTGCGTTTGAAAACATTATCAAATATCCCAATGCGTTTTGCCCATTGCAGCTTGAGTAATTATGAGCCTGTGAATGATGGTGCTAAAAAAGCTTTAGCCTATGCGACACGCTATGCGGATAAATGGCTTGACCGTTTGGCGAAAGGTGGTGGGCTAGTGTTTTGTGGTAAACCAGGTACAGGTAAAAATCATTTAGCTTGTGCGATTGCTAATAGCATTATCGAAAATCATCAAGCCAAAGTATTGATCTCAACCGCATTGCGTATTGCTCGTGATATCAAAAACTCTTGGAGCAGAGATAGCCAAATTAGCGAAGAACGGACAATTAAAACCTACACAGACAAAGATTTGCTGATTATTGACGAAATTGGTGTTCAGTTCGGCTCAGAAGCGGAAAAAATCATTTTATTTGAAATTATCAATACTCGTTATGAGCAAATGAAACCCACGATTTTAATCAGTAATTTATCTGAGCAAGAACTGGGGATTTATATCGGTGAACGAGTATTAGATAGGATGATGGAAGGACAAGGGGCGATTATCGCATTTGATTGGGAGAGTTACAGAAAATGACAGAGCAAAAATTTGATAAGGATACCTATCCAACATCACTTTCACTATTCAACCCGGTTCATTCCGAATTTGGTTTCACGATTGATGGTGCCGCACTATCGCACAACGCAAAACTTGAGCGATATGTAACGCCTGAAATGGATTACTTAACTTACCCGCTACAAAACGAGCGTATTTTCATCAATCCGCCGTTTAGCGATCCATTAAGTTTTATCAAGCGCTCTGTCGAGTTGTTCGAAAATTACAACTGCTTAGTGGTTATGTTGTTACCGGTTGACATTAGCACGGAATGGTTTTCCTTAATCACTCAAAAAGCGACAGAAATCCGTTTTATTGTTGGTGGCCGCATTAAGTTTTTAAGTCCTCAAACGGGGTTATGGACTGATGTCTGCCGTGGTAATCACTTAGCGATATTTGACCCGCGTCACCGCAATATGGGGCAAGTTATCCGTCATGTCCACATCGATGATTTAGGTGAATTCGAATGGCGAGCCAAAAGCAGAAAAAAACGGTAATCCACGCGGTTAAATATGCGAACGGTGCGGTGGTGGCGGAAACAGACTACGACCGTAATCTACTCAAAGGGTTGCCGGTGGGAAGTGCGGTAAAAATTACACCCATCGGTAACAATCGGAATTACCAACATCACAAGAAGTTTTTCGCGCTGCTTGATGCAGGTTTTGAATATTGGCAGCCTGAATTTAGCGTACTGACCCAAGCCGAAGAATGGATAGCGCAGGCAGTCGCAAGAGAAATCGCGGTAGCGGCCAACGATGAAAATCTGTATCAGAACGTAACTAAACCGATAGCAGATAGCGTGCTGGCAAAAGTGCGGTTGAATCGTGAATCAAAATTGGATTATGAGGGAATGAAAACCCTTGAATCGTATCTCGATCATGTGATGAAAAAAGCGGGATTTTACGACATCAAACCGGCACAAGACGGAGGAACCGTTAAAGAGCGTTGGTCAATCTCATTCGCGAATATGAGCCAGGAACGATTCAGCGATGTGTATAAAACGGTGTATGGCGTCATCTGGAACGAAACGCTTTGTAATATCTATGAAGACGAAGTGGCACTGGATAACAAGATTAATCAATTAATAGGGTTTGGAAGTTAAGACAAAAATGAAGTGTAAAACGAAGAAATGTAAAAACTGCGGCAACCTGTTTTATCCGGCAAATTCTCTTGCGAAAGTCTGTTGTGTTCAGTGCGCTATGGAATACGCTAAAAAACAGGCGGCAGTCGAGCAACACAAAGCAGAAAAGAAACGGCTTAAGGAACGCAAGGAAAAGTTAAAAAGCCGCGCAGAGTGGCTCAGAGACGCGCAGGCTGTATTTAACAAATTTATTCGGTTGCGCGACAAAGATCAGCCTTGTATCAGTTGCGGTCGCTATCATCAAGGGCAATACCACGCAGGGCATTATCGCAGTGTCGGAGCCTGTCCTGAATTAAGATTTTGCGAGCTAAACGTACACAAACAATGCGCACCCTGTAATGACCACAAAAGCGGAAACATTATTGAGTACCGAATCAATCTTGTGAATAAAATCGGCGCAGACAAGGTGGCTTGGTTAGAACGGCAAGACCACAAGCCGAAAAAGTACACCATCGAAGATTGCAAAGAAATCATCAAACACTACAAGGCAAAAATCAAAGAGTTAAAAGGAGCCAATTAATGCAGTATAGCGTCGAAAAGATTTTAGTTCGCTGGGGAAATTGTTGGGGGAGAGACCGTGTTGGCACGGAATATCCAAGCGTAACGCCAAGCATTCCTGTTTTACCGTCAGCCCCGCGTAAGGCATGGTTAAAGCATTTGAGCGATGATGAATGTTTAAAAATTGAGGGCGCAATAATGGCATTGCATCGGGTAGATTTAGCGGCATATCAGGTTACGATGGCGCTGTATGTGCAGCAGTTGGGTGAAAAGGATATCACAAGCGCATTGGCAATTTCCCCGGCTAAAATGTATCGCCTGCGCAACCGTGGCATTGGTTTTTTACAAGGTGCATTTTCAATGCTGAAAATTAAGTATCATTACATCGGGTGAAGAATAAAAAGTTCACCTATGCCGGCGTTAATGTCAGTCGGAAAGTGCGGTCGATTTTGACCGCATTTTTATTGTGATAAAATATGAGATCTAAATCACAAAATTAAAATTAGAATACACTAAAAAGCTACTCAAATATTTGGGGTTTTGTAGAATAGCCACTCTTATTCACCCCAAAAGGATCTAAAAATGAGCGAACAAATTTTCAAAGAAAGGGTATTAGCACATGCCCAACATGTAATAAGAGCTGGTCAACATTGCACAACTGAGGAAACAACAAAACAGGCTTTAATCCTGCCGTTTCTCGATATTTTAGGATTCTCACCTTATGATCCAATCAAAGTGAAAGCCGAGTATGCCGCTGATTTTGTGGGTGCCAAGAATGGTGAACGCGTTGATTACGCGCTATTTTGTCATAATGTTCCTGTGATGTTCATTGAAGCTAAATCTTATAATGAAGACTTAACAAATCACTCTCCGCAGTTAGCCAGATATTTTAATGCAACACCGGAAGTAACTGTGGCTGCAATTACAAACGGGCGTGAATGGCGTTTCTTTACCGATTTAAAAGATAAAAATATTATGGATACGTCGCCATTCTTGCGGGTTAATTTTGAGATTTTAGACGAATCAAAAATACCTCAATTATCTCAGTTTTGTCATGATAACTTCCAACCGGAAGCATTGCGCACCTTGGCTGAGGAAAGCATTTATTTATCCGCATTCACCAAAACTATCTCATCCTCATTAAAAGAAATTGATAGCGAATTTGTGCGTTATGTTGCTGGGCGTTCAAATATTGGAAGACAGCTAAATCAACGTTTTATTGAGGCTATTACGCCAATTGTTAAACAGGCGGTTGAAAAGTCGGTTAGTGATATGGTGGTTTCAGGATTATCGAAGAAAGTCGTTGAACCTGAACCAATTAATGAATCTGAGTCAATTGTTGTGGATGAAACTGCGCCAATAGTTGATCCTGAAAACAGTAAAATTATTACTACATATACTGAAAGACAAGTGCTTGAATATGTTTCGATGATCCTTGGTGAAGATGCGGATTTAGTCGCTAAAGATACTGAAAGTTATTTTAGTGTTTTATATCAAGGTAAATCTAATAGATGGATTTTGCGCTATTTTGATAATAAACAACGTCCTTCAATTATTATCCCGATTGAATTGACACAGGAAAATCAGAAAGAAATTGCGAGATCTGGCTTAGAAATGTCCGGCAACCAGATTATTATTGATTGCCCAGAGAATATTTTAAGATTAAGTGGCATTATTCGAGATTGTTTCGAATATTGTATTAATGACGAAAATTTTAGAAAAAAATCGCAATAATGCACTCAAAAGCCTGTTTACAACACAGGCTTTTTTTATTACTATTCTTACCAAGGTCTCAAAAGCCTTTTACACAACGGAATTAATTCACTCCGTCAGCGTGATTTTTTT